CCTTACAACATCGGCACAGAAGAAAACCCGCAGGAAGTGTGGGTGACAGTGAGTGGCGGAATGGTTGATGCCATTGTGCGTGCCACCGACTACGACACGTTCATTGCTGCGGCTAAAGCTGTTGGCCTGATGTATGAGTTGACCGAGACAGTGGTTGACGAAGTGACAGGCGAAAGCACAGAGCAAGGCACTGGCGAATGGGTGAATGCCAAGGGTGTATTCTTCGATCACCTCGGCCCTGTCGTCATTACCGCTGGCACCTATGACGAGGATGGCAACGAACTGACCCCGCCCGTCATGGACAATCGGCACCACGTCAACATCCGCTTGGCTTCCCCTGCGACTGAACGCACCAACCCTGACGGCAGCATCCGCTGGCATGGTTGGGCGCTGGAGTGGACGCAGAGCGGCACCGACGACACACAGGTGAATGCCGAAGAGCAGGCGAAGGTTATGATGAACGTGGCGTTGATTAATCCTGACACGATTAAGACGCCTGCACGGGTTTGGCTGTAAGGACTAAGAAGATGGAACTGATTAAGACGTTTTGGCCCATTGCTGTAGCCTTCGTTGCTTTCTTAGCATGGCTTATTCGCTTAGAAGCGCGATCAATTGAGAACGGCAAAGAGATCAAACGTCTTTGGCATCAGCGCCGTGAAGACTTGGAAGCCTCTCGGCTGGCCCGAGAAGACACCAACAAGATGCTTGCTGAGATACGCGACGACATCAAAGATTTAATTTCTAAGGTGGGCAAATGATAGTCAATCAAGCAACGATCGATCTAATCAAACGCTGGGAAGGCTGTAAGCTGAAGGCGTATAAGGATGTAGCTGGCATCTGGACTGTTGGCTATGGCTTGACTAGTCGGGCTGGCTTCATTGAAGTTGGGCCAGAAACTACGCTTACTCAGGATGAAGCTGACTGGTATCTTGAGCAGGTGGTCAATGACTTTGCTTCTAAGATTGCCCCAATGATTACGGCACCGATCAATGAAAACCAATTTGGCGCTTTTGTTAGCCTTGCTTATAACATTGGGGTTGGTGGCTTCGGTAAATCTTCTGCCCTTCGGCGCTTCAATGCTGGTCAGATAATGGAAGTGCCAGCCGCTATGCGCATGTGGCGTAAAGCTGGCGGCAAGGTAGTGCAAGGCTTGGTCAATCGGCGTGAAGCTGAGATCAAACTATTCCTCACTCCGGTGGTTGAAAAACCAATAGCCTCTCAGGGACGCTCTAAGCCTACCCAGAGCCGCACTGTGCAGGCATCGGTAGTGCAGGGTGCCTCGGCTGTAGGCGGCGCTGTAGGCGCTCTCAATGCGCTGGATGGCACGGCTCAGATCATTGCCTTGGTTGGTTGTATTCTCATTGCTCTTCTCAGCATGTTCATTCTTAGAGAAAGGCTGAAAGCATGGGCTTCGGGTTGGCGCTGATCGGGAGGTTTAAGCTTTGGTTCTACGCCGCTGGGGCAGCATTGGTCGCTATCGTCGCGGCTTACTTGCGCGGAAGGTCAGACGAGGCAGGAGCAGAACATGAGCGAGAACTCAACGAGTATGTGGAAACGCGCAAGCGTATGGATAACGCTAACCCCGGTGATGATGTTGACTTCTTGCTTGAGCGTAAGCGGAAACGCAATCTGTGACGGGACTCAACGGCTGCGCGATGCTCACACTGTTGCGCTGTTAGAAGATGCTGGGAAGCAATCATTGAAAACCGGGGTATCTTTGATTGCCTCCATTGATGCTGCTTGCGGTGACGTTTGACCTTTGGTATTCGATCTCGGCAGGGCGCACATCGAAACCTTCTACTCTTTTGCTAACTCTAAAAAGCGACGGGGTGACTCAAGCTGGTTTCGGTAATGGTTCAAGCTACCGAATGCGCTACATCCGACAAACTTAACCGCGCCCTGCACGAGCCTTCCTTTATTCTTCATCGCTCAATTCTTCTAATGCGTCGATCACAGTTTGCAGGTTGTTCCACAGGTCCGAGTCCTCATACACAGCCTCTGCTGCTTTGTGCGCGGTGTCCCATTTGTTGCCATCGGGGGCGTCCCATAGAACGTCCATCGCTTTTTTGATGGCTTCTTCTAGATCATCTTTGATGCGATACACTGCGACAAAGGCTTCCCATTCTGGACTATCATCACTCATCCTTGCCTCCTGTCAGGTGCAGTTTGTTTTCTGCGATCTTTTTCAGTCGGTAGCGCATCCGCTCCTTTGTGCAGCCAAACTCTTTCGCAAGTGCCGCAAGAGGCACGCCGCGCATATGGTCGCGCCACACTAGTTCGTCTTGCGTTTGATCGGGACGTGGAACCAATAGCCTCAGTCTGGCAATCTCTGCCTCCAGTTCCTCAATGTATTGCAGTGCATCTGCTGGTGTTCTGGTGCTGGCCAACACTGACATATCAGTTAGCCGCTCTTTCAAATTCTCATACATCTTTTGTCTCCTCGAAGTAGACTTCTGTCATGTAGTCAGCCACGCACTCGGCTATGCTGTCATACCTTCCGTCCATTGTTTTCTTTGTCCAGAAATCGCGCACCTCTGGCGTCATGCCTGTGAAGAACACTTCAGCCATGGTGCCTGCTCTTAAGTTAAACTTCTTGACGTAGTTGTTTAGCTGTCGAGTTGGTGAGTCTGGTGCTCGTGAAGTTCTCTTGGGCACAAACTTAGGAATGATGCCGCGCTGTCTTGCGTTGTAGATGGTGCGCGTTACGCCATCGCGTGACCTGCCTAGCTTCTTGGCGATCTCTTGCGTGGTGTATCCCTGCTTGAAGAGGTTAATTGTTTTGTATCGCAGTGTGTCTGTCTTGTTCAGTGCGTCTGGGTTCTCGTCTTTGTTCTTATGCACCTTGATTCCATAGGCCACTGTCGAGTGGTCCCTGCCTAGAAGCCGTGAGATCTCTGCGATGGACATGCCGCCTTCATGGCATAGGTGCATTAGTTCTTGGCGCGCTTCGGCTACGTTTATCTGGCGCGACCTACCCACCAGTTCTTCTGGCGTGATGTTGTATTTATTTGCTGTCTCCAGAATCAGTTCTTTGTGGTCAACCGTCTTTCGCATCGGTGTTCCTTTCGATGATCTTTACGAGGGCGATGCACTCCTCGATGTATTGCTTTAGGTTTGGACGGCCGCGCTGCTGAGAGTCTTCTTTAAGAACCTGTAGCTTGCGGTTCAGTGTCTTCATTGCAATCTGTGCTGTGTCGTTCATTGCTTTCCCCTTACAAAAAAGGCGGGACCGAAGCCCCGCCAGTTAGAGGCAGACCCTCTGGAGAACCGTCCTAGAACGGAATCTTGTCGTCGTCTAAGAAGTTGGATGGCTGTGGGTCAGGAACATTCTTACCGTGGCTAGCTTTGTCGCTGACGTTGAACGTCATGTAAGGCTTACCGTCTTTCATCTTGCGCCATGCGGCAAGGCGACGGACATCATTGAAGGGGCCAGTGTAATCTGGCGCAGCTTCATTGCCTTTCTTGTCGTTCTCGAACAGCGTGCCGATCTTTTCGTAGACTTCGATGATGGTCTTGCCATCGCGTGTCTGGTCTTTCACCAACGTGACCTTACGCTCGACTCGGTTGTCGTCGATCTTGCCTTGAAGGATTAGCTTCTGCGTATCGAATGGTGCGAAGGCTGCGCCTCGGTTGGTGTTGTCATAATCTGCCATGCTTCTGGCTCCTATATAAAGTGGGGGGTTACCCTCCCCCCAAGGGATTACCAGCTATCAGTGTTGCCTGCTTTGCTGTCGGCTGCGTATTTGTTTCCGTCCATCTCGCCAAGGAATACATCGGCATTGAAGCCAAGGTGCGAGATAGCTTTGGTCAGGCCATCAGTGATTGCCATCTTGGGTGCGTCCTCATTGAGTCTGTTCTTGGCTGCGTCAAAAAACTTGCGGCACCCAGAGAACGGACCGAAGCTGTTGGCTTTATCTACAGTCCAGATGCACACGTCAGCAACCACTGCGGTGTCGCCATTGGATAGGTTGATGAAGCGTGTCTCGTTGGTCCAGCCCCAGCCCTGACCGACCGGGCCGAAGGCTTCAGTGATGCACCGCACCTGATACTGCGGGTCGATTGCTGTGAAGCTGCGCTGTCCAAAGCTAATCTCCTTGAGATACTTGGGGTCGGACTTGCTGACTTTGTTCCAGAGATCAAGGTTGCTCATGGTTACTTCCTCTTCGTGATGCGCAGTGCGCCACGCTTGTCGCGTTTGATTGTTAGCAGATCGCAGTAGACTTCGCGTTCATTGCTACCGACCATCGACTTCAAGTCTGCTTTGGCGGCTCCAAAGACACGAGCCGCATCCTCATGTTCAATGTATGTATGGGCCGCGTCGATGAAGGCGTTGTCTGTGCTGGCGTCTCGGCGCACCATGTTGTCCACCTCGATCTTGTCGAGGCTGAGCGATGGCGTCTCAACACCAACAGGCTCTTCATCCCGAACAACGTAACCCCAGAAGTCTGACACCACTGCCCACATTGAATTGAAATACTCTTCATTGTAGCGGACAAAGCTGGACTCCCACTTGTTGTTGCCAAAAATTACCGAGAGGAATGCACCATCTGCTTGGGCTAGGTGTGCGTATAGCTGCACCTGCGGCATGTAATACTCGATTACATTTTCCATGCTGTTCATTGCATTGGTGTGCTTGGCTTCAACGATTGAGCCATTCCACATGCCATCGACTGTGCCCTTGGTTGGCACGCTGCCGATCTGCTTTTCGTATTCGTATTGGTGGTTGTGAATGACTGCGCTGTGCTCTTGCTCAAACCATTGCAGGTTAAAGTTCTCTGTCCATACTCCAAGCTGCACTGCCAAGTTACGGCTAAGGTCTTCGCTTTCACTGCGGCCAGTCTTGATCTGCCAGAGTTCAAGCCAGTTGCCCTGCATAATCTTGACGCAATCTGAGCCACCGATAAATCCGGTTCGTTTCATTTCAGTTCTCCGCTTTTGTTATGGCTTGACCTTACTGCGTATGTGCAGCAATGGCAAGATCATATGGATGTAGATCAGCTTCGGTTATTCCGAAGTCGTTGATTAGTTTTTCCCGATGCACACCGCCAAGATACATGTCTGATACGGCGTCGCCTGAGCGTATTCTTTTGGCCGCTAGCTGGTATGGGTCAAAAGAAGTGCCAACGGCCACTGTATGGCGCTCTCCGTGGCTCTGAGACACCTTCCTGATGGCAGAGGTAAACTCTTTGACCGATGGGACGGTGCGTGTGGTCGCGGATTGCACCACCTCTTTCGCTGTGAGGGCGACGAGGTGCTGCATCCGCTGAGCGTCGGTGTTGTTGGGGATGTTGCGGTTGACTGCCTCAATAATATCCATGGCCACGATCTTAGGATCGAGGTCACGAGGCATGTTGAAGCGAGTAAGAATCTCTTTGCCAAACCAATCTTTCAGCAAAGAGATGCGCTGGTCATAGTTCAGAGAGCCAGCCATGTTTGTTCTCCTGTTTGAATTCTGTTTTCTCTGACTCGAGGTCGTCTTCCCAGCGCTCGGCGTTGAGCCACGTCGATGCGTGCGGAATGTATTGCTTCTCGGTGCCGCGCTCTTCGCAGTAGGCAGCGAAAGCAATCGCGCCCTGCACAATGTCGTTAGGGTTCGCAAACTTTGCAGCTTTGGCGAATGCAGTGCGGGCTGCACCCTTGGCTACGCGCCGAGGATAGGCTTGCCAAAAGGCTAAGAAGAAAGGTGTGTCGTGAGGATGTGCAGATTTTTCCGCCGAAGTAATAGTAGTATTAGCTATACTTCTCTTAGCTATATCTAACCTAGTTATATTACTAACTACTTCGGAGGAAAATTTTTCCTCATGGTCCATGTCAGTCTCCTTCATTGATGTGAATACATACAGGTTCGACGAGTTAGGTCTTGCTTGCACTTCAAGATAGCCGTGCTCGACAAGCCAGCGGATAGCAGACCGAACAGTTCTGTCAGTTAAGAACGTATCTTCAGCTAGCTTTTGCTGAGAAGGGAAGCACTCACCACATGCGTTTGCATACCGTGCCATGGATAACATCACTATCTTGGCAGTCGGATTTTTTACTGGCGTCAGTGCTATGTCTACGATAAGTTCATCATACATATGACGTCCTTTTTGGTTTGGGTCATGTGTCTATGGTCACAGGTTCTCCGCTCCCTGTTCCGCCTCATCGACTTGGGTGGCCTTCTAAAGGGCCACCCTTTTTCTTAGCACCAAGCTATTGTTCTGGCCACAAATCTTTGTTGTTGACCAAGGTGTAGTGCCCGACCACTTTGCCGTTGCCTAGATCTCGTTTATCGCAGGTCACTGGCCAGCCAGCCTGCTTTAAATCATACACCCTCGATGCTAATCGAAAGCACCCGAACATATCCAACGCCTCAATCGGCGTCAGTGTCTTGCCCGTCTTTAGATACTGAAGGATCATTTCGTTTTGTTTCACTGTAGTTCTCCACTAATTTTTGAAACACGTCACCCTTTAGAATGACGATCATCTGCGGAGTTCCTCTCCGTCTTTTGTATATTGCCATGTCCCGATTATCTAACACTGTGAAGGGACTAGGGAATCCACTTGTGTCGCGATACTTAACCTCGGCTACCAGTTCGTGTCCCAAGAGTTCGAGTTTGATGTCGCCGCTATACTCTCCTCCCAATGCTCCTGAGAGGGGCTGGCGTTTCGCTGGTATCCCGAACGCGTTGAGCCACTCGACGACCTTGCGTTCGTGGTAGCTACCCTTCGACTTATTCTTGTTTGCCATGTGTCACCTTCGTAGCAGTCAAGACAGATGAACCAGTGCTTGGCATTGGTGCTTCTGTGTTCATTCTTTAAGACAGCCACAAAGTTTCTGACCGTGACCTTGCACGAGTCACACGTCGCCATCCCTTTTTTTAATTTCGATTTCGTAGTCAAGGGCGTCCAACCAACACATCAACATAAAGCCAGAAGGAATACGCTTGTGCGTCTCCCACTTATGAACCAACGATACCGTGCAACCGATCTTATGTGCCAGTGCTTCTTGGCTTAAACTTCGCTCTGATCTCGCGAATATCAATTCGCTGACCAGTTGCTCGTAGTTGCTCGGTATACTCACGGGCTTGTTGAAGTGCGTGAAGCTTTTCAAGTGCCTTCATTGCCTTCTTAGCTGTCTCGTGACGCAGTTCTGTCTGACCATTGATGGTGCGATAGAACGTGGATGTCGGAACACCAGCCGACTTGAACGCCTGAAGCAGCGGAATACCAGACTCCGCTGACTTCTCTTCGAGTAATTGCAGATATGATTTCATGCTGCATAGATGCAGCAATCAGTCCTTGTAGTCAAGGTATGAGGACAATCGTGCAATGATCTTGAGGAATTGGTGGTCGGGTATAGCCGCAACCACCTTGCCCTCGTTGTATATTTTTAGCTGGTCTTCATGCACAAGCCAGACTGTTGGATTGCGCAATGCTTCTCTGCCTTCTGGTAACTTATTCATTGTAATCTCCAGTATCGTATACAGCCGACTCGACGTCGCTATACAAATCTTCAAGCACTTTGAGGAAATGACGTTCGTCGCCAGCACCCAAGCCAAGAGAAATGATATGGTTCATAGTATGATCTATGTGCCTATCAATCTTAGCTAACACATCTTTGAAATCAGTAGGGGATTTCGTCGTCGATTGGAGCGTAGTCATGCTTGGCCTCCCATGCTTTGGTTGCTCTGCGTATAAATTTAACGCGATCAAATCTAGGGTTAGTAGCTTCTAGTCCGTCAGCTACCTCATGTAGATGTGAAGGCCACCCAACGAGTGGCCCAATTAAATCTGCAAAATACTCAAAGTCTTTGCGTGTCCAGCGTGGTGCAGTCTGCATTAGAATACTCCTTCATATTCGAGTTGGTCCCAGCGGTCATGCTTCATTGCTTTGGCAATGGCATCCTCACGATTGCGACGTGCAACGTGTGGGTTCTTGAGATCACTGGTGTGGCTGGCCCAATAGGTCATTGCATTATACAAAGCCCACTTGTTGTTACCGAGTTGCGCTTTCTCTGCCTGCCAAATGTTAAGCAGGTTCTCGAGTTGCTTCTCGTTGGTCTTCATTACTAGCTGTTGACGTGATGCAGTCTTGGCAATCGTTGCCTTGAAGAATGCTTCGGCCATGCGGTCATCGACAACAGTAGTCATCCAGCTTTGCCACAGTTCTCGATTGTTCATAAAGGTATCGAGGCCGTTGGCTATCTTCTTGGCACTTCCTTCAACACTAATGGATTGAGTGTGCTTAAATACAGAGCGTGCTGTGCCCATTGGTGTGGTGCATCCGTTGAGACACCATAAGCGCAAGCCATCTGCTGCTTGAGAGAAAGACCAGCTTGCATCATAGCTGTTGAAGAAGCTGACACGAAACTTAACGAAGTCACCGACAGCAGGCTCGACAACCAAATTATTAAATAGAATTTCACCTCGAAGTTTACGACCACCCTCGATCACATCGACCTTGAGTTCGTAGTCGTTAGTTAGGTTGGCTTCTTTGACTGCATCCATAAGGCTGTTGACCACATCATCGTGGCTAAGGATGCGATAGCGTGAGCCATGCACACCGAGCACCTCGTTGGTGTCAGTGCGCACGACTGCTTGGCTACCCTGAATAG